GATAAGTACCATTTTTAACACATTCACCATCTTCATCGTATCTGTTGATAATGGTAAATTCTCTTACTTTTACTTGTACTGATGATTGTTCAGTAATTTGATTTGCTAGTTGAAATGCTAATTCTTTGTTCATAACTGTTTGTGTTTAAGGGTTTAATTATTTATTTAAGTTTTCTAGTGATTTCTCTAGTTCGGAAATCCTCAATTGGATGTTCTTTGAGGTTTCAGGCAGATGACACCAAAAGTCTAACATCTCTTTTTGTGATGCAATCTCATCTAGGATGATTTGTCTTTTTCTTGATAGGAAATCGGAAGCGGTGATGGTATTCATATTAAGGGGGTTTAGGGGTTGAACTCTCATTACCTTACAAACATACGAAATTCTGCTGATATATCCTAGCACTTTCTCAAATATATTTTATACAAACTGACACAAATTGTCACAATTGTTATAACATTTCTTTTCGTTTGGACAAGAGCTTACATATTTAATATAGTAGAGAATGTACTATGAAAAAATAATTACTGAAGGACTTGGTAATTTGAAAAACTTATAGTATATTTGATTCAACAATTGAGAAGTACATCATCCTCCTGACAATATAGATGATTAAGATAGTGCGAAAGTATCTACTAAAGGAGAAGTCAGGAGCTCTAATAGTGGGTACTTTTCGTCGTTTATAGCAAATGTTGTATATTCCATTGAGCATACTGAATATACGGAGAACTAACATCCAATTAGTATAACGGGTCAATAATCACCGACAGGTAAACTAACCCACTCTAATACGGAACTCAACTCCTAAAAATTGAGGTAGTAATGTGTGTTGTTGTTTATTGTTAGCACATTACAGATATGGTACAGATAGAAATATCTTATTCAAAAATATATTAATTTTTGCTAATAGTATAGGTGTGTCTTAAATAAAAAACAATTTATGAAATTAAAAGAAAGAAAAGAAAAGCAAGCAAAAGCATTAGAAGCAAGAAAGAGAAGTTTATCTGAAAAGGTTCAGTTATTAAGAAAGAGTTGGAACCCATTACCAATTAGAGAACAAAAACAGAAACGATTAAGTTATACAATTGAAAAGCGTTCTAACTTTATAAATTGTAAACAAAGAGTTTTTAATGTAGGAAAATATAAAGGTATTGATATAAAAGATGTACCAACATCTTATATCAATTGGGTTAGAAATAATATACAATTAAATGATTCAGAATTACAATTACTAAAAAAAATTAAATAAAAAAGTTATGAAATATAGAATAACAAATTGGAAATGGAGTAAAAATCCAGAAGAAAATGATAGAGACTACAAAGAGACTAAAAGGTGTAGAAGAATAAAATTTAATAGTTGGATTAGTTTACTAGCAGAAAATGAATGGGCACATTTAGATAGTAATAATAATATATTGTATAATAATATCATAGATGCTGAAATAGCATTTGATAATGAATTAAAAAAATCAGGAGTTTGCAGTTGGCAAGAATATGAAGAAAAAAAATACTATGAAGAATTAAATTCAGCTAAAAATGAAATTCAATTATTTGAAACTAATTTTAAGAATAAGTGTTTTAATTTAAAAGAAAGTGGCTACATATATTTTTTAATAAAAGATAGTAAAGTAGTTTATGTCGGACAAACATATTCTTTAGCAACAAAAAGACCTTACGCTCATACTGATAAATCATACGATAAAATTGTGGTTTATGAAGTTAACGATAAAACCCAATTGAATGCATTAGAAAGTTATTTGATATACAAATTAAATCCATTTTATAATAATCATCCAGGTCAATTTGGACAAGATAAATTAAAGGGTCTTTTAATGTTAATGGAACATGATAAAAATAAAAACAATGATGACTAACTCAATCTATATTGTTATATATACACAGGAGCTTAATCTAATACTGAATTAGTATGTGCCATTTTATATTCAGTGCTCCTGTTTTTTATTATCTAATAAAGAGCTGGGTTCGTCATTGTCCTAGCTCTTTTTATTTATATACTTGTAAATCTAAAAAATAATTAGTATATTTAAAGAATAATTTATCGTTTATTTCAGGATGTATATACTTATACTAGAAACAAAACAATGACAAACAATGACAACAACCCACACAAAGTACTGCGCAGAATGTAGAGAAGATTTACCTACTTCCCAATTTTCTAAATGTAGCAGAAGAGAAGATGGATTACAACCCAAATGTAAGTCCTGTAATAAGATTGACAATCACAAATTCAGAGTACATTTGAATCCAAAATATCAGGTTAATTGGCAAAAAACTAATAAATCTAAATGGACTAAATATATCGCAGAATGGAATAGAATAAATACATCAGCAGATGATTCTCGTTCTAAAATATATTACATTGTAAATCCAAATCAGGAGATTTATGTAGGACATACTCAAACTGTATTTTCTGCTAGAAAATCAGCACATAAAAAACAATATAAACATAATAAAGGAGCTCTACCATACTTACATAACTCTTTTGAAACTTATGGTTATGAAAATCATAAATGGAATATAATTGATATGAGTGGTGTAGATAAAAAGACACTTGAAATAATTGAATACGCAATGGCAAATGAATTTACTAAATTAGGAATAAGTTTAAATAAAAAATTAAAATAAAAAAACAATGACACAACAAAAGAAAAGTAAGTATGGCATGGTGCAACTCCCTTCAGATGTCCATGAAAGATTACGAGATTATTGCAAAAAGCATGGATTCAATATAGGAGGATTTGTAGCAGCATTAGTTAGACAAGCAATACATAAAGGATAATATGAAGAAGATTTGCATTATTAAAGTAGGGAACCTTTTAGATGGGATTATAAACATTTTAACACTCGGGTGGGGTAAGGATATAGCCAGTTGGATTGCGTTCAACATTGGGTACGCAAACTGCGGTTGTGAGGAACGTAGAATTTATCTGAATGAATTGTTCGGATGTAAAGAAGGAATTAAACTATAAACAAAAAATAACATGTCAGAAACAACAACAACATTAGCAGGAAGTGAATTAGATAAGAACGCACTTTATTTAGTAGACTTCAGTAGAATTGAATCAGTAGAATCACTAGTATTAATCTTTGCCTGTATGGGTTTATCTTTTAGTGGTTCACATCCGCACTTTGATAAGATTAAACATCTATTAGATTTGGATAGTCCAATTACACCAAATAATCCAGTACAACAACCTAAAGCAGAAAATATTAAGTTACCAAAACTAAAATCTCTTTAATATGATAAATGTAGATGTAAGTGGAAATCCTATTCCATCACAGATAATACATCCCTTAACATTTGACGAATTTATTGAGTTAGATAAATTTATCAACTCATTAGGTTCTTATTTGCCAGATAATAAAGCAGCTTATGTATGGAATACTTTTAATCGATTAAGAGGAGAAAACGAACCACAACCCTGCACTTGTCCAAGTAGTGCAGGACATTGGAAAAGAGCAGTTGATTATTTATATAATTGGGTAAAAGAGCGTAAATAATGGTAAATGAAATTTCTAGTAGTATTGAAATCCAATTTGAGAAACGATTGGAAACACTATATCGACAGAGCCATACATGGTTAGTAAAGGTAGGTTACAATATTACAAAGAATAAGCAAGAGAGTGAAGACCTTGTAATGGAATTATATGAGTATCTACATAAGAAACGAAATAAAAAATTGTTTTGGGGTGATTCATATAATACTATGTATTGTATGTCATTCTTAAAACATAGATGGATAAACAAAACAAAGAAGTTAAACCGAACTACATACATTGATGAGTTCTATACAAATCAGCCGGAAGATGTATATGATATTGATAGGGATGTAGCAATGATGAATGCACATACTGCAGTAATGGATGAGATACAAAGATTAAAGAAAACAAAGAACTTCGCACCTGCAATGTTATTTGAGTTATACTGGTCATCGGATGATACCCTACAACAATTAGCAGATAAAATCGGAATATCTAAATCAACAGCATTTATCAATATCAAAAAGATAAGAGCACATTTGAAAAGTACAATAAACAATCCATTCATATCCTAATAAGTTATATTAAAATGAGAACACCATTACCTGAAAGTAGAATATGTAGATTATGTGGTGAAGAGTTCAAACCCAAATCTAGATTATTGAGATGTAGCAAATGTGTTAACAGAATAGCTAGAGAAACGAGGGATGCTAAAATAAAACTGGCAATCGAAAGTGGTGAGCTTGTATATCATGCAGATAGAAAACCTGAAGAGATGCAAGGTGGTAGTAGTGCTTTAGATAAGAAATATAGGCAATTAAAACGGATGTGTTCCAAAATGGACAGAGATGAATTTAGAGCTTATGCAAAGGATAAATTGAATCAGATAATGGAAAACCAAATGTTATGGGATTATCTATCGAGAGAGGGGCTGGGTGAGACTCCAAGAAAAGATGTCGTAAAAGAACCCAAACTATCCAAAAAAGAAAAGTTAATACAAAGGGGTGATACACGCAATATGAATTGGGATGAGTATGAACAATTAGGATTCGGAAGTGAAGAAGATGATTGAATATAACAAAATATATAATGAGAGTTGCTTGGATACAATGCAACGATTGGAAGATAATTCCATAGATTTGGTAATAACATCACCACCATACGATAATATGAGAAAATATGGTGATGGTAAGAATTATCATCAAAGACTAAAAGATACAGGATACTCTTTTGAATTTGAAGAGATAGCAAAAGAATTGACAAGAACTCTTAAAGAAGGTGGAGTAATAATGTGGAATGTTCAAGACCAAACAATAAAAGGTTCAAGAACAGGAAATAGTATGAGACAAGCACTTTACTTTATGGAAGAATGTGGATTGTTTATGCATGACCATTTGATATGGTATAAGACAGGGACACCATTTCCATCACCATATCGTTATAGAAATGTATGGGAAAATATGTTTGTATTCAGTAAAGGAAAACCAAAACACTTTGACCCAATCTTAAAAAGAAATAAAACTGGTGGTGATAGTAGAAAAAGAAGAAGGGAACGAGACCACAATGGTGAGTTGGTAATGCAAGAAAGAGAAGTTAAAATTAAAGAGTGGGGTATAGATGATAATGTATGGTATGTATCAAATCACTTTAAATCAGGTGATAAGAAAAGAATAGAAAACCATCCAGCCATTATGCCAGAAGAGTTGGTAAGAAGACATATACAAAGTTGGACTAATGAAGGTGATATAGTATATGACCCGTTTAGTGGTAGTGGAACAACATCAAAGGTTGCAGCAGAAATGGGTAGAACTTATTTAGGTAGTGAGATAAACAAAGAGTATTACGAAGCAAGTATCGGAATACTAAACGAATCCTTAAAGTATAAACAATTCTTTGAGTAGTGAAGATAAATAATGATAACCTAATTCAAATCCGCTTAAATTGGACTGATGTAAAGGGGTATCGTATTGAATATGAGTATACAGAAGTATTATGTATTGCATGGATATACATTATGGATGATGAGGATTTTATTATACAAATGTATCGGATTGATTACCCCCTTCACTACTTAATGTGATACACTTTGTTATATATTTAAATAATAGAATTTAATATGGCATTTCAAAAAGGACATAAACTCGCAACGGGTAGACCAAAGGGAGCAATCAATCGTTCTACGGAGATGATGAAGTTAACAATTGCAAGAGCAGTTGATAATACTTTGAACACACTATCGGCTGATTTGGAAAAGATTCGTAAAGAAGACCCCGAACGTGCAATTGAACTCGCTCTGAAGTTAATGGAATTTACCCTTCCTAAATTAAGTAGAACGGAAATGAAAGCAGAGATTGACCAGAAGATACAACAGATAAGTGTTAACATAAACAAAACAGGTAGTGAATCTAGAGATTAATACATCAATCACTTTTGAACACTTATTAGAATCTACTAAAAGAGTTTCACAACACATAGGTGGTACTCGTAGTGGGAAGAGTTACGGAATACTCCAATTTCTCATTGTAAGGGGGCTAGAATCAACGCAAACTATTACGGTGGTACGAAGAACCATTCCATCACTAAAGAGGACCATAATCAAAGATTTCACCGATATATTGAAAGGTTTAGATATATGGAGAGAAGATAATTGGAACATTACTGATAGGATATATAAGTTGGGTGATTCGGTTATTCAGTTTGTAAATTCAGACGACCCTGAAAAGTTAAGAGGATTAAAATCAGATATACTATTTGTAGATGAAGCATCTGAATTAGATGAAGAATCCTATTTCCAATTATCAATCAGAACATCAGGTAAGATTATACTTGCATACAACCCCACTATATCACCATACCATTGGTTAAGACAGATGCAGGATTGTGATAGGTTTGTTACCACATATAAGGATAACCCATATCTACCAAAAGAGATGGTAACCGCAATTGAGGATTTGGAAGTAAAGAATCCAAAGTATTGGAAGATATATGGTAAAGGTGAGTTTGCTCCAAATGATAAAGCAATATACAACTTTGAGATAGTAGAAGATTACGAAGCGGAGTTTGTTGGATTCGGATTGGACTGGGGATATTCACAAGACCCTACTGCAGTAGTAGCAGTATATAAGAATGGTGATAATCTTTATTTGGAAGAGATACTATATGAGAAGGGATTAGTTCTGAAAGATATAGGAGATAGATTAAACAAATTAGATATTACAAAGCAAGAAGAGATATGGTGTGATAGTAGTGAACCGAGAAGTATAGAAGAATTATACAGAATGGGATTCAATGCAAAGCCTGTAAAGAAAGGACCTGATTCGATTAAGTTTGGTATATCAGTACTACAGAACCATAAGATACATATACATAAGAAATCACAAAATCTTATTAATGAGATGTATGCGTATCAATATGCAACAGATAAGTACGGATATGTAACAGATACACCCGAAGGTGGGATGGACCACTTATTGGATGCTGCTAGGTACGTTGCAATGATGAAGTTAACACAAAAGGCACAAACCAAAGGAAAATATGTCATTAGTTTTAGATAAAGAACAGGTATGGAATGCTGAAGAGATTAGGGATTTAATCTTATATGCAAAAGAGTTACAACAAACAAACGAAGACCTTCGTGCAGGTATTATATTAATGCAAGCTAAATTAGATAACGAAGAAGCTAAAGTAAAGAAGTTATTA